GAATTATTAGAACAAGCAGTAAATAAAGAAAAATTTAATTTACAAGAACGTATTGGGTTCTTAACAGAAGCAGGTAGAATAGAAGATGAAATAACTGCAAAAGAAATTATAGCTGCACAATTAAGGTTAACAGCAAAGCAACAAGAAAATGCTTTAGCCAATTCCACTAAAGAAGATTTATTGGAAGAAGCACAATTAAAAGCTAATTTAATAAATTTAGAAACTGCTAAATTAACAAAAGCAAAATTAGTTACATCACAAATAAATGCTTTAAGGATACAAACAAATGCTGAAATTGCAGCAGAAGTAGAAGCTGCAAGATTAAAGAAAGAAGAAGAAGATGCAGCAGACCAATTAAAATTAGATGAGTTAGCAACTTTAAAAAAACAAATACGTGATGCTGAAGTCATAACCGAAGATGAAAGAAGGGCTTTAGAAGTAGAAAAAATAACTGAACATTACAATAAACTTATTGAATTAGCAAGGTTAGCATCAATAGATACAGTAGCTTTAGAAAATGCAAAAGCAGCACAAATAAATGCTATAAATGCGATTGGTACAGATAATGCTATTGCTTGGGAAGATATGACTGCTGAAGGTAAACTTGCTATTGTTGGTGGGATGTTAGCACAATCAGCAGAATTAGTAGACAAACAAAGTGCAGCAGGAAAAGCTATTGCGGTTGCTACAACAGGGATAAATACTGCTATGGGTATTGTTCAGGCGTTAGCTAATTTACCACCACCAGTTTCGTATATTGCAGCAGGATTAACAGGTGCAATAGGTTTAATGAATACTCAAAAAATAATAAGTACTAAAATGCCAAGTGCTAAAGGTACAGGTTCTGTTAGTGGTGGCGGAGGTGGAGGTTCACTTCCATCATTGCCACCTGCTCCACCATCATTTAATATAGTAGGTCAAAGTGAAACAAATCAATTAGCAGGAGCAATAGGGGATAACGTTCAACAGCCTGTTCAAGCATTTGTTGTTTCAAGTGATGTAACATCTGCACAAGAGTTAGATAGAAACATTATTGATGGAGCATCTATTTAATCACAAGTGGAACCACAAATACAAATATTAATATTAAAAACGTTATATAGTTATGAAAATAATTGAATTGATTTTAGATGAAGAACAAGATGATATTGGAATTGAAGCAATCTCGATTGTAGAAAGCCCTGCTATTGAATCTGACTTTGTAGCTTTAAATCAACAGGAAATAAAATTAGCAGAAATAGACAAGGAAAAGAAAATATTATTAGGTGCTTTATTAATACCTAACAAACCAATTTACCGTAATGGTGATGAGGGTGAGTATTATATATTCTTTTCAAAAGAAACTATCGTAAAAGCATCACAGATGTTTCTACAAAACGGAAACCAAAGTAAATCAACTTTAGAACACTCTGAAGCATTAAGTGGATTAACATTAGTAGAAAGTTGGATAGTTGAAGATGACGTTCACGACAAGTCACGCAAGTATGGTTTAAATGTACCTGTGGGAACTTGGATGGGAGCAGTCAAAGTTAACAATGATAAAATATGGGATGAATATGTCAAAACAAACAAAGTCAAAGGGTTCAGTATCGAAGGCTACTTCGCAGACAAAATGGAGCAAACTAAAAAGTTGGCTAAAGAAGATATGGAACAAGGTATTTTAAATCAAATAAAAGATATTTTAAGTTGAGAAAAATAACCAAAATAATAATACCAAGTAGAACAAGTCCTAAAGGAGGCTCAAGAGGTTGTTTATGTTGGGATACCAATAAGTATTCAAGTGAGTGCTGTGATGGTTCTATTCAAGCACAAGGCATTGGTGTCATTACTAAAACAGATTGAAAATGCAAATTTTAATTAATTAATCGTTATATATATAATATGAAAACAACCGAAATGTTAAATCAAATTAAAACCCTATTAAATATAGAGGTAAAACTTGAGGAAACAAAATTAGAAAATGGTACTGTTATTAGTGCCGAATCCTTTGAAAAGGGTTCTGAAGTCTTTATCATTACAGATGATGAAAAAATAGCAATGCCAGTTGGTGAATATATCCTTGAGGATGGAAGATTGGTAGTTGTAGAAGAAGAAGGTGTTATTGGTGATGTAAGAGATGTTTCCGATGATGTTCCTGCTAAAGAAGAAACTGAAGATTTGGAAGACAAAAAAGAAGTTACTGAAGAGGGTACTGAAGAAGTAAAAGAAGATGGTGACCTTGCGGAAGTTGGTGACTGGGAAGGAATGGAAAAAAGAATCCAAAACCTTGAAGATGCTATTGCTTCTTTAAAAGGTGAAGTTAAGGCTGAAGATGTTGAAGAAGAATTGGCTGATGAAGGTCAAGGAACTTTAAAATCTCGTACAGTTAAAGAAGAATTTTCTGAAGTAAAAGATGTTGAGCTTTCTGAAGCATCTGCAAAACCGATTAAGCATAATCCTGAAGCAGTAAGTCAACAAAAAACAAAAGTAGAATTTGGTAAAGGTAAATTTACCTCAACATTAGATAGAGTATTAAATAAATTAAACAAATAAAATGAATAAAAGAAACGTAAATCTTGCGACAACTACAAGTATCACTACAACCTATGCAGGTGAATTTGCAGGTGAGTATATCGCAGCAGCATTATTAAGTGCATCAACTATTGATGATGGTGGCTTAACAGTAAAGGCAAACATTGCTTTTAAAGAAGTAATTAAGAAATTGGCAACAAACGCAATCGTAGCAGCAGCTTCTTGTGATTTTTCTCCAACTTCAACAGTAACATTAACTGAAAGAATTATACAGCCAGTTGAACTACAAGTCAATCTACAATTATGTAAGTATGACTTCGTAAATGACTGGGAGGCTCAATCAATGGGTTACGGTAATTCACAAGTTTTACCACCTAAATTTTCTGACTTTATGATTGCTCACGTAGCTGCTGAAGTTGCTCAAAATACAGAGTTAAATATATGGCAAGGTGATACAGGTGCAGGTTCAAACAATTCTTTTGATGGATTTGAAAAACTTATTGCAGCAGCAGTAACAGCAACTGATATTCCTGCAGGACAAATAATCACAGCAGGTACTTTAAGTGCAACTAACATTGTAACAGAATTAAGTAAAGTTGTAGATGCTATTCCTGCATCATTATATGGTAAAGAAGATTTGTTTATCTATATTGGTTCAGCAGCAGCTAAATATTACGTTCAAGCTTTAGGAGGTTTTGGAGCAAATGGTTTAGGAGCGAATGGAGTTGCTAATATGGGAACTCAATGGTGGAACAACGGAAGTCTTACTGTAAATGGAGTTAAGATATTTGTAGCACCAGGAATGTCAGCAGACAAAATATATGCTGCTCAACGTTCTAACCTTTATTTTGGAACTGGGTTACTTAATAGCACTCAAGAAGTGAAAATGTTAGATATGTCTGATTTAGATGCTTCAAACAATGTAAGAATAGTAATGAGATTTACATCAGCAGTACAATTTGGTATCGCTTCTGATTTAGTATCTTACGCATAATTAATAATTAATCAATAGAAAAGGGTAGGTGGGTTTACCTGCTTACCTTTTTTTTTTAAAACACATAAAAATATGGCTTGTTTATTAACCACAGGGAGAAAAGTACCTTGTAAAAGTGCCTTTGGAGGCATTAAAACCGTTTACTTTGCTGACTATGGCACTATCGCAAGTGTTACAGTAGATGCAGGTACAGGAGAAACTGCAATAGTTGATGCAGCTACACCACCAGTATGGTTTGAATATGATGTAAAGGGTGCTTCTTCTTTAGAAACAACTGTAACATCTTCAAGAGAAAATGGAACAACATTCTATACTCAAACTTTAAATCTAACATTAACTTATTTAGATGCTAAAACACAAAATGAATTACAATTATTAGCAGTAGCAAGACCGTATGTAGTGGTTGAGGATTACTATGGTAATAGCTTCCTTTGTGGATTTGATAATGGGATGGAATGCACAGGTGGAACAGTAGTGACTGGAGCAGCAGCAGGAGATTTAAGCGGATTTACTCTAACATTTGAAGGAATGGAAGAAACTGCACCTTACTTTTTATCAACAGCAGTAACAGGTTCAGCATTACAGATTGACCCAACTGCATAATTTATTATTTATTTTATAGTTAAAATCAGAGCATCCTTAATCGGGTGCTTTTTTTTGTTTATACCATTTTACAAATAAGTATTTTTTTAACGTTATATAGGTAATGATTATATTAAATACATCTGCAACAGGACAAAGCTTATCTGTAATACCAAGAAGTTACTTGAGTACCTTTACTTTAGAAATCAGAGATGATAGCACTAATGTAATAAAAGACTATTCAATTACGACAGGGGTAACAGTAGGTAATTATTTAAACTTTGATAATATATTTAGCCCTATATTAGTTGAAGGACATTTTTACGATTTAGAATTATTTACTGATTCAAATAAAACAGACAGTATATATAAAGACAGAATATTTTGTACTGACCAAGTTATCGACCAAGAAACTAATGAATATTACAATTTAAACGAAGGTCAATACACATCATATAATGGTTATGATAATACTTATATAGTGATATGAAAGAAAAGTTAAGAAATAGTAAAGGACAGTTTAAAAAGGTATCTAAAGTTTCAGAGTTTGGTATCGTTAATTTAAGCACCTACACAAGTCCTGAAGTTAAGGAAGTAAATGGTGAAGATTGGATTGAATATGGTGCTGATAATGATTATTTTCAATACTTAATAGACCGTTTTAATGGAAGTCCTACTAATAATGCTGCTGTTAATGGCATTAGCCAAGCTATATATGGAAAAGGATTAAATGCTACTGATTCAAATAGAAAACCTAATGAGTACGCACAGATGATTTCTTTGTTTAAAAAGGATATGGTGCGTAAATTGTGTTATGATTTAAAATTAATGGGACAATGTGCTTTTCAGGTTATTTATTCTAAAGATAGAAGCAAGATTGTACAATTAGAGCATATGCCTATTGAAACGTTACGTGCTGAAAAATGTAATGAAGATGGTGATATACCTGCTTACTATTATTTCAATGATTGGGCTAATATTAAAAGAACAGACCAACCATTAAGAATACCTGCCTATGGTATGTCTAAAGAAAATATTGAGATTTATTATATCAAACCTTA